CCTGGTATCCATGATGCAAACAAATCAGCATCAGGACTTTTGAATAATAAAGGTGAGTGTTCTTCATCTCTCTTTACATAGTAAGTAACAATAAGATGATAACTATTATGCGCATGCCAACCATAGTCATCTTCTTCGTCCATTGTTGTATGCCATGATAAAGAGTGCCATCGTTTTTTTAATGATTCTAATATTATAGGAGGCATACGGAATTGTTCCATATATTCTATTGCGTTTTCATGTATGATTTTATATAACTCTGGAAAATCGTTTACACCTTCCATAGGATCTTCTTTAGTGTATGCTTTATGGTTTCCAGACTCGTCGTATAAAGAACTCTTTTTTAATCTTTTGCCTCTTGTTCCAGGCCACTGTTTACTATTATAGATATTGTTAATGTCAGACTCTAAACCTTCTAAAAGATTTAGTGCTACATTCTCTTTATATAAAATAGGTATTCCAAGTATTTTCATTCTTCTAATAACCAAGGGACTAAGTATTTTCCTGTGGTATCCCACTTACCCATTACAAGTTTACTTGGATCTTCATGATGGTTTTTATGATAGTCTTCTCCTCCCATAAAAAGATTACATAACCAATTTAGATTTTTAGGCTCTCCTTTTTTACCACCATGTCCAGCCCAATTTAAAATATTAGTCCAAATCCAACTCCAGGAAAACAAGAATGCTAACCACACCATAAGCCACTTACTAACTAAACCTAATACAATCCAATTAGCTAACCAAAGTTTCCAATAATTATTTGTAACCCATTGTGCTTCATGATTCCTTGCATATACTCTCATATATGATACTGTTGGTTTAACTTCATTATATCTACCAAAAAACATTCTCCAGAAACCTATTTGTTTAGGACCATGAGGATCTCCCTCTTCGTCTGTATGTTTATGATGTTGTAAATGAGATACAACATAATGGCCTGGAGGCCCGAAGCCTGTCATTACCATAAAATAAAACATAATCTTTTTACCCAACCATGTAGGTTCAAATTGATTATGTGTTAACCAACGATGATAACCAGCATTACCTATTCTTGCTATAAAAGAGGCAAGTACAAAAAAGAATATTGCTTGTGGGATTGTTCCACCGCCGTATATAAACCACAAAGGTACACCAATTGCTGCAGTGGTGTATAGCACAATTATTTTAATTAATACTTTGGTTGTGTACTTCATATTACTATTTATTAGTCAAAAAGAAGCCCTCATTATAAGGGCTCCCAAAACTCTAGGTTTTAATTACTTTTCATCAGCAAGCTGTTTAAAGTAACTTAGCGTATCATCTTCATCATCAGCTGCTACTGCTACTGGTGCTGGTTCTGATACTGCAGGTTTTGCTGCTACTGCTGTAGCTGCCTCAACAAATTGATCGTCAGCAGCATCATTAGTTTGTGCTGATATCGTTTCTGCTGTAGGAACAGTCTTTGTGCCTAGAACCATGTCTAGTTTAGACTTCAACTCATCATAAGATTTAAACTGATCTGGTGAAACAAGTGTACCTAAGTCATGTTGTTTTTTCCAAATAGCTTCTATCCCAGCATCATCCTCTGCTATAGGTGTAGGCGAATCAAATTCACTTTTATCATAATTACGATAGCCTTCCACCTGTCTAATTTTTAGTTTAAAGTTTGCGCCTTCCCAGAAATCGAAAGGATTTACTGGTTGCTCATCTTGAAACTCTGGTTTGAGTTGATCTTGGATTTTATCAAAGATCTTTTTACCAAACTTGTAAATGAAGACTTGGCCTTCATTCTCTTTGTTTGCTGGATCTTCAACAACCAAAATGTTAGCCCAATAATTTAGGCGTCTCTTTTGTTTACGAGCAATCTCTTTGTTTGCCTCTACACCAGAATTCCATAGTTCAGTATTAAGTTCTGAAACAGGATCTTGCTTGTTTAGAGTAGTGAGAGAATTCTCAATGTACCATTTTCCACCAGGGCCTTGAAAGCCGTGATTGAAAATTCTAACCCAAGGTACTTCAGTTTCTGTAGCACCATTAGACAAAGGTAAGAATCGAATAACTGAATATCCGTTACCTGCTTTATCTACTGTGGGTTTCCATTCCCTGTCATCGCCTTTTTTGAAATTTGATTTAGGGTTTGATATTTTTTCGACTTCCTTCATTAGGGTATCGAAATTTCCTCTTTGGTTTCTGAGGTCTGAAAGTGTATTAAACGACATATATTTCTCCTTGTATTGCGCTGTATTGCGTTGTATTTGCGTTGTATAACATTATTAAGTGGCCATTGTCCCCGAAGGGACAATGACTTCTAGTTTTGACTGGCATAACCATAAATCCCGAAGGATGTCTAACTAGCAATATTATTTATAAGAGTTTCGTGTTTTAGATGTAACTTTTTGGTATTACACATCTCTTTTACGAAGGGAGAATACCGTTTTATTAACAAACAAGTGTCCCCTATAATTAAATCTTTTATATAATCCTCTAAGAAAGGCCGTATTTCATTTAATATAACAACACTTTCCATCGTTATATGTTTCCCTAACAATAGCCGTATTTCTATAGGATGTTCGTTATCAGTACTCATAAGGTAACGATCTGCATTTATTATTTTATCCAAATCTTGCCCAAATGTATAACCAATTCTATCTCTTCTAGCTATCCATTCTTTGAATACCTGATGACAATTAATTCCGTATGGCATTCCACATTTTCTATCACCTGTTATGGCGTTAGCAACAGACACTGCTATAAATTCTGGCCTTTTCCATTTATCACAAACCATTTCAAACATACCAGGCATTCCTATTTTAGATTCAAATACACTATTAGGTATATTGATTGCTTTACCTTCTTTATATTTCTGTTTAAAAGCATAAGGCCATTTCTCTTGATCGTATTTGCTATAGAAATGCTCCTTAATAGCTATATGTACTTTATATGCTTGTAAGGGTTCCATTATTCAAACCCTTCATCTAAATTTATTCCTGAGTCTTTATAAGTTTTAAAAAGAGATTTATCTAATTGTACTGTCTTATTTTCATAATCAATACCACTTAACTCTGCGTAATCTTTTAATGTTCTTTTGTCTCCAATGCCATACTTACCTTTTACCTTTCCTTGTAATACTCTATCTACTTTCTTTTTAGCATTATCTGTTAAATCGTCTTTTTCTTTTTTTAATTTAGGATCTGCCTCGGCCATGTTCCAATGTAATTCTCTTTTTAACTCTAACTTATCATTATTATACCAATGATATAATGGTGTATCAGGAACATGACATAAATCATAACCACAAGTAAACGCCCTTAATGCTAATGTAGTCTCTTCGCCACTGAAATATATTTCAGGATCATATGGAACTTCCTCTACAAATTTTCCTTCTGTAAATATTAATCCGCCTGATAAAGCAAATCCTCTAAAATAATTATTCCCTGGTATTGCGTGTGCTATTTGGCCTGAATGATATCCTATATCAAAAGGTAGATGCATTGTCATAACATGTGTACTAGATTTTTCTTTAGATGTTAATCTAAATATAAACTCTCTATCAGTATTAACAAATCCACCTTGTGGTGTAATAACATCAAACGGTCTTGGATAACCTGTTATAATAGGCTTCTTCCACCACTTCAAACAGTTATCATATTTTTCTAATAAATTTTTGTCCCAGTCTTTTTCAAATATTGTATGTGAATCTATTTGCATGAAAATCTCTTCACCATCATATAAGTCTGTTTGTATCTTACTTCGTGCCCAACATGCTCCTTTAGCATCTTTTGGTTCACATGTTTTATATCGTATAAGCTTCCCTAAGCCTTTTATATAATCAGAAAGATCGTCTAATGATTGATCAAAGACTCCCAATACTATATTCTCTTTATACTTGGCATTTTTCAATGCCGACTGAATTGTATATTTTAATATAGGATCTTGAAACGATGCTATCGAGACAAATATTCTCACAACGGCAGCTTACTCTTTCTTTTTTCTTTTAATAGGTTTAGATCTAATGCTTCTTCTTTAATCTTTGCTTTCAAAGATGTAGTTAAAAATTTAGAAACACTTTCAATTTCTATTTCTTTTTTAATACAATAATCACAAACAATATCCATACATGGTGAACTCGTATTAAAGGCCATTTTCTCTATGAACTGTGAAAATTCCGTTGATGTATGGAATTCTTTTGTTACTAGGAATATGTCAGTTACTTTTTCTTTAGTCATCTCAATCGTGTTATCTACTATTACTCTTGGTTCCACTCTTATTCTCCTGAACCCACGCTTTTATATAATCATGTACATTATGCGTGGCCGACAAATAAGGATTCTCACAGAATGTTTTTTCCGCCTCACCCTTTCTATCAAATGTATGTACAATAGGATGATCAAAACAATCTGCAATAGATGAGATTGTTTTTGGATCTCCACTTCCAAAATGTGCAACAGAAGGACAAGAGTCATCTGCCATGAGTTGTAATATGCCTTGTATGACATCATCAACATGGGTAAAGTCTCTTTCCTTTTTACCTGTTCCAAATATTGTTAAAGGTTTACCTTCTAAATAATCTTTCTTAAATTTTCTTATGACAGTACTGTATTGTCCATAGTCTGCCTCACCTGGTCCATATACATTATAATAGAACATTAAAACATAATCTAATGAGTATAGTTTCCTGTATAAATCTAATAAAGACTCACATACAACCTTGCTAAATGTATATGGGTTGCCCTGTGATTCTATGTATTGCGTACTTGAAGATGTGGAAAAGAATAGTTTACAATTAAATACTCTAGCCCAATCTGCAACTGCACAAGTTGTATTAATATTGTTCGTTATAGTCTCGGTAGGATATTCTAATGCTCTCCTTACCCTTGGACTATTTGCTAAATGAAATATGGCGGATGGTGGCTCTATAGAATTTTGGTGTGGGTTAAAGTTAACGACATCACACTTGTGATACTCTACGCTGTTATGATTGAAGAATACACTTCCTGTTCTGTTGTCGTCTATAACTGTTACACAAAATCCCTGATCCAATAAGTTCTTAGTTAGATGTGATCCTATAAAGCCACATCCGCCTGTAACCATAACATGAGGTAAATCTGTTAACATAATGCTATTATATGATCTTTGATTGCTTTAGTCAACATCTTTATAAAAGATATGGTTGTCTATACTTACTGTTTTTGTATATACCATAGACCATTCAGGTTTAACTTTTGGATTATGATACCACAATGCTCCCTCTGTAAAGTCTTCGGTATCATAGGTGTACATAACTTCTGCGATTAATAAAATATCCTTGTAGCAATTTTTGTCTACAATAGTGTCAGGCTTACCATCACAATACCAACTGAATTGGCATGAATGTAAATCTATCCTTCCACTAGGATAATATTTTGTTTGTTTGACTACACCACATACTGTATCAGGAAATCTATTATCCTTTACTCTATTAAGTGTAACAAGAGCGACAGCCATTCTTCCTGCTGTTGATTCACTTCGGGCTTCAAAGTAAATATTTTCTGCTAAACAATGTATTTCCTTATCTTTAGCTTGTACTTCCTGTGCCCACATTACAAAAAATAATATTGGTAATGTTATCCATAGTTTATTCATATGGTTCCTCCGTTATTAATCTAGATTAGCGTCTTCAGAAACTTTCTTCTTATCCTTCTTCCTATTGTACTTAGTTTTATCCGGTACGACAGTGGCCTTGTTAAACAGTCTTGCATAACGGGCTACAGGGTTTCGTAGTTTTAGTTTCTTCTTACGCATAATAGTATTTATATTAACATCGTAGGGAGTAGATTACAAGGCCTTAGAGGACCATTATATTACTTTAATTGCCCGGTTGGAAACTCAACATAAGGGGCTTGTTGTTGAGTTGTTAGTTTCCCGGTGTTTCTGAGGTTTTAATTGTAACATCTAAGTCTTTGCCTTCTGGTACAGAAGCTGTTAGATTAATATGTGCTCCACAACCTGCTAGGAACCCTGTTACAATTAATAAAGCAACGATCTGCTTCATTTTCATCTCCATTAATAACATAACTATATATAAGCGCAGACATAAAAAAGGGCGCCTAAAAGACGCCCTTAGTGTTCTTTTCTGATTAAGAACCTCGTATCATTAATCCTATCAGCCAACCGCAAAAGAAAAATGCAGCTGCCCAGCCTGGATAGACTTTACAAAATTCCCATATATCTCGAATGAACATGATTACAAAACCATTAGTATAGCAGGTACGCTAACTATTATGGCTGTTATAAACAAACTCATTGCAATACTACTGAAGTCGTGCACTATACACCTCCTATGGTAGGACCGCTGAAATGAATTATTAATATGGGCAAAAGTAACGGAGCTATCATTATCGCTACTAATTGAATCGCATCGCAGAATAGACAAACTTTGTCGTTTTCTCTTAGTCTATCAACATTGGTTCCTATGAGCTTCGCTACCTCGCCAAATGTAGCTGTGGTCATTGGACTCTCCTATTTTTAATATTATTATAATTTATGTAATAGTATAGATGTAATCTATACCTTTATATTTATACAAATCAATGTATTTACTAAATTAATTTTTTAAATTATAGGTATTTATTTTGGAAATAGTTTAAAGGACAGCCGGAACAGTTTGCCTGTCCCGACCACTTGATAGACTTTATTCGTCTTTTAGTTTTCCTGTAGGAAAGTCGGGTTCTTTGACTTCAAGCTCGGACGCTTGATCTTTGACTTCATCACCTATAGTACCAACTACACCTGCAGTTACTTCTGCTGTAGTAGAAACTACATCGGAAACATCTTTAGCCACGGCTCCAACCATGTCTGCTCCTGCTTGTGTTGCTGTTGATACGGTGGCTGCTACCACATTTCTAGCTGTGTCGATCCCAGTTGCTACTGAGGCACATCCTGCTACAAAAACTAAGAATAAAGCGCTTATTATTCTTATCATTTTTCTTCCTTAATATCCAAGCCTTGGTTATTGTTATTCTTATCCCTTGGATATCGTAGTTATTTATAAGAAACCGAGAACGCTATATCTATCTATTTTCGTAAGCGTCTCGTGCTTCTAATAGTTTTGGTACAAATTCGTCCCTTGTCGCTGTGAATACAGCAGGACCATCATCTTGTTGAGCCATTAATATAACAGAACTATTGATAGGAATTCCTGTTCTTTCTTCAAACATAATGGCATAAGCAGCGCATTGTATGAAATAATTATAGCACTGTGATCTTGTTTTTCTTTTGTTTGAAGTTTTAAAATCTATGACTGAAAGTTGGCCTTTATATTCTGCAATACAGTCTACTTGGCCTCCTAGTCTTAAATGATCTGAATATAGCGTTGCTTCTAAACATTTGATATTGTCTATATCAGATAACAAAGGCATCATATTATTAAGATACATTTCTTTGTCTAACATGTCTAAAGAATTTAATCCTTCTTCGTGTAAGTCTGTTAGATTATTTAAATGATGTTCAACCAATTTATGAATTGAAGTTCCTCTCTTTGCAGCTCTTGAAGAAATTTTATTTGCTTCTTTCTCGCCTATCAGTTTCTTCCAAGCATCTATAAAAGGTTTTGATTTATGGGATAGTATAGTTGTAACAGATGGATATTGTGCACCAGAGGGCGTAATATAACGCCTGCCGTTCTCAGTATTTTTTCGTTTGAGTTGATCAATATCAACTTCAATATGTTTGAACATTATCTAATCCAGCATTTATATCCTGTGCAATTATCCAATTTAGAACCACAATGTATGCAATAGCCTTTTTCTTTTGCTTCTTGCTCTTCTAATTCCATTTGACGAGCCTCTGCTGCTGCATCCATATGGGCTTGTTGTTCTACCAAGTATTCTTGTTCTGTGTTTGGTTGTGCCATTACGCCTCTCCTCTTACAATTTCAGATCTACCTCTGTTAAGCTTAGTTTCACCTTTGCCTCTAGTGCCACCTGCTGAGTAACCAGCTATGTAATGTGGTCCAGTCCAAGCAACGCTATAGTTTCCAAAAATGTTGCCTCTTGGTCTGTTAAGAGCTGGAGCATTGTAACCTGCTGCTTTTAGGATATCGCCTTCTGCAAATCTTTCATGTGTTAAATTTACAAATCCCCAAACACTTCTTTCTGTTAAGATTTTAATAAATTTACGACCTTTTTTAATTTCAAGATTTGCTTCAAATTCAGCAACCTTTTCATCTAGATCAAAGCTAAAATCATTAGCTCTTTTAGAAGCTTCATTCCATCTTCTGTAGTCTGCTACTATCGCTTTTAGTAGTTTATTTAGTTCTTTTTCCATAATTTAAAGTCCTCACTTTTTATTGTTTATATGTATATTATGCACTCAGGCGAACCAAATGTCAACCTTTTTTTGTGCTTTTTCCAAAAGAATTTTGTCAGCCTTATCAAGGAGTTGTAACAATAAAGCCTTTTCTTTCATGTAAACTTTAGCAAAATGTTCATCATGTTCGGTTATAGACTTAGTATTATCCAATAAATCGGCTA